TGAAATTGCTTGTCAGCGTGATATACGCGCAGGCGGTGACGATGCGGCCGACACGAACCAGAGTGATATGCCTATCGGAGTACGGCATCTTGACTTGGCCTGTGACAGGGGTTAGGGAATCCCACACGTCGCTCATCGGCTTCAACACGTTGAACAATGCGACTGGTGTGCCGATGGTGATGCCGTCCAGCGGGATGCGATACAAGGGCATGTCGTAGGTGGTGCCCCCGTCCAACGGGCTGGTGGTGTTCACGGCGGGGTCGGTGGGCGTGCCCGTGGTGGGCGTGCCCCTGACCACGACCAGTTTCGCGCTCTCAACCGACTGCGAGCCCTTCGCATAGCGGCATACGATCAGGTCGTTGCGTTTCTGACCCTGCGACCCGTTGGTGACGATCAGGTCCTCGGGCGTGCCCTGGCTGACGTGACGGCCCTGCATGACCAGCTCGCCCGTGCCGATGGTCACCTTGTTCGCCGAAACGACCGTGATCTTGAGCTTGTCATGCACGTTGAGCACATAATCATCCAAGCCGAGAATGCCGGCGTTCAATCCCGCCGCCTGCTCCGCTGTCGCGTGCGCCTTGCCCGCATGACCGGTGACGAGTTCAGCCATTCCGCTTGCCTCCGTTCTGCATCCAACTGTCGAAGCTGTTATCAAAGTCCTTGAGCTTGTTCACATAGTCCGCGTGATCCTGCTCGCAGAACAGGTAGTCGTGGCCCGTGCCGGTGGAGTCCAGCCGGTTGACGTTGTACCACGTCTTGATATCCGGGTCGTCCAAGTCCTTGTACCATTTGTATTTCCCGCACCGGTCGCATTGCATGACCGTCGCATTGTCGATACGCGCCATAATGGCCCCCTTCCTAATCGGCCTCGTAATCGACGGACATCACGCCGCCCGAGACCTTGACGATTTTCTTGGTTATCGAAGCGTTGACGGTGATGCCGGTGAGATTATCCCTTGCGGTCACGGTGTCGCCCACGTCGAACACCACGTTCGCGTCATCACGGACGGTGACCTTCACGTCACCCTCGGATTGCAGTTCCTGCAACTTCTCACGTGTCTTCTGATTCAGCTCGGCGGTTTCGGCGTTGCTGTAGTCGTAGACCTGCGTTATCTCGTCCACGCCCTTGAGCGACTGGGTCTGGCTGACGTTGCCTTTCGCGTCCGCATACCAGTGGACGACCACGCGGGCCGCCAAATCGCCCTTGCCCAGGCCGATGAGATGGTTCGGTTTGCGCCACGTGCGGGTCGCGTCGAAATCGATGAGGTCGCTGTCAATCGAGTCGCCGTAATGCGCTGCCGGTTCGGCCCAGACGCGGACCTTCCCGGAAGCGTAGGCGAGCCGCAGCTTGAGGCCAGACGCGGCGCACATCTTCCGCAGCCCCGAGTACGCATCCACGTAACGGTCGAACTGGTAGCTTTTGATGGTCTGCGCGCCGGCAGTGGGCGCATCCACCGCGTCAAACACGGCATCCAACCCCACACGACTGATGAGCGAGCCGATGACCGAACTCGCCGTGCCGGAAACGGTGAGGTAATCCTTGCCCTTGTCCGGCTCCAAAATCTTGTCCGCCAGCATGCCATGCCACGTGCGGCCCGAGTAGGTGAGGGTGGATTCGCCCCGTTTCAGGTTGTCCTTCAGGGCGTCCACGATTCCGCCGCATTCGGACCCGTCGAAATACACGTAGCTGCCGGCGTCGATGAGCCGGTCCACTGTGAGTTCGAAATCGTTCTCGTCCGCGCCCCACGCGGCGTCGAGCGTGAAGTCCTCAAGGCTGGCTTGGTCCACGTGGCTCGCATCGGTGACGATCAGTTCCGCCATGGTGACTCGCTTTCCTCCTGATAGACGGTCAAATCGACGCCGAAGCCGCTCCACTGCACGATGGAATCGCCAGCCGGTATCGGCTGGAAGATGTATTCGCCCCCGTTGAGACCGGTTCCGCGCCGGCCCTTGTCGAACACGTTGGTCTCGTCGCCGTTCTCGGCGGTCATGACGATGGTGCGACGGCCTGCAATCGAGGTGACGGTCACGTAGGAGCCCGAGGGTATGTCCATGTCGAGCGCGTACGTGTTGCCGCCCAACGTGAGTTGCGGGTTCGACACCGGTCCGAATATCACCATCTGGAACGGCATGGCAGTGGGCATGGGATTCGAGGCCACCGCATTCCTCGTGGTCGCCAGATAATCATGCGGATAATCATGCGGATAGTCGAGGTCCAGTCCGGGCGTGAGCGCGTCGCTCCAGAAGTGCTGCGATTCCCAGGCCTTACGCCAGATGCCGTCAAGCATGACCACGGTGAGCTTCTGCTGGATTATCACCGGCGTGATGGTCTGCGGCTCCGCCTTGACCACGTAGGCGCGAGTCGTCCAGCCGTCAGCATCAAACATGCCCGGCGTTCCTGCGGCAACGTCGGCATCGAACAGGCGGCGCGTCGAATCCACCTTCTCGGGGCAGCGGACATAGGTTAGGTCAAGCTCGGCCTCGCGCGCCGTACGACTTACTCCGGTCAGACTCCGGTATCCGAGGGTGTACGACCATTCGCGGCCGCGCAGTCCCTCCGCCGTCTGAGCCCAGATATCGGGCCCTTCCAGCGGAATCGTCTCACCGGTCGAGGCGCACACATAACTAAGCGAGCGCATAGTCCCTGACCACCCTTCCGAATTCACGACCATCCACCTTGATGCCAAGCTTCTCCATAATCAGCGGCATATCCGCGTGCAGCGCGCGCAGCTCCGACAGGAGTTCGCCGAGCAGTTCGTCGGACGATGGTTCGCCGCTTGTGGAGACGGCGGTTCCAACTGACTTCACGCCGTATCCGGCAGCTACGCCCGGGGTCGTGAACCGTGTGCCCGCGATGTCCGAGGCCATGCCGTTCATGCTGGACATGACTGCGGCTTGGCTGTTGCTGATGCCCTGGGCGAGGCCGAGACCGATGTTCCGGCCTATCTGGTCGCGGAACAAGCGTGACGGCGAGTGGATGCCGAGCATGTTCTTCACTTTGGCGATGGCATCGTTCACGCCGCCGAGAATCGCGGACGCGACTCGGCCTATACTGCCGGTTATGCCGTTGACGAGGCCGCTGACGATCTGGGAGCCTATGGATGCCATACGGCCCGGTATGGATGCAAGCGTGTTGACCAGATTGCTGAGGAACTGCTGGCCCGCCCGCAATGCGCCTGATGCCATGCTGCCCGCGAACGAGCCGACCGCGCTTATCGCACCGGAAAGCCCGGCACTGATGCGTCCGGGCACCTGCGAGATGTAGGAGCCGATGGACGAAAGGAACCATGAACCGGCGTTGACCGCGTTCGATGCCATTTGTCCGACGAAGCTGGCAGCGGCGCTTATGGCCCCGCTCAGCCACGAGCCGACGTTCGACGGAAGCTGGGAGATGAACGTGCCCACGTTGCTGAGGAACTGGGAGCCAGCGGAAAGCGCGTTGGCACCCATCTGCGCGGCCCAGCTCGCCACCGACGCAACAGTGGAGGTCAGCCAGTTCCAGATATTGCCCGGCAGTTGCATAAAGAACGTGCCGAGGTTCGTGAGGAATTGCTGACCCGCAGAAATCGCCTGAGAGCCGAGCTGTGCGGCCCACAGCACCACGAACGTGATGCCGTAGGCGAGCCAGTAGGCTATCGTCGCCGGAAGATTCGTGAGGAAGTTCGCTATGTTCGAGACGAACTGCTGGCCCGCCTGCAACGCTGACTGGCCGAAGCTCACCGCCCATGTGCCAATCGACGTGATGAGGTTCGACAACGCCGTTCCGATTGCGGAAGGCAGTTGCTGGAACCATTGAATGACTGATTGGATCGCGTTCGGAATCGTCTGGGTGAAGAAGTTGGCGATGTTCTGGCCGAGACCGGTGACGAACGCCACCGCCGACTGCCATGCGGAGGAGAGGAACGCCGTGAACGATGCCCACGCCGCACGGCCCGTCTCCGTCTGGGTGAAGAACCAGATTAGCCCGGCCACGAGAGCACCGATGGCGGTGATGACGAGCATGATCGGGTTCGCGTTCATTGCCGCGTTGAGAACCCATTGTCCGGCTGCGGCGATTTTCGCCGCCACGTCGAACGATTTCAATGCGGTGACGGCTGCGGATATGAGGCTCGCCGTCTTGAACGCTGCGAAACCACCTGCGATGCCAGCGATGACGGTTCGTATCGCATCGCCGTGTTCGCTCGCCCAATCACCGAGCGACTGCAATGTGGACGCGAGTTTTTCGACAAATGGGGCGGCGGCGTTGAAGGCGTCGCCCACAAGCTGGCCGATGGAGGCTGCGGCGCCACCGTTCTGACCGACCGCAAGGAAACCGGTTACTGCGTCTGCCAATCCCTGACCGAGCTGCGTGAGCCCCTTCCAGAGTTCGCTGAGCGACGCGAGGAACGCCTGCACTCCGCCGCTGTCGGAAAGCGTGCCGATGAAGATGCTCACGTTGCGGGTAAGCGCGATCCACCAGTTGACGAGAGGGGAGATGATGTTGTTCAATCCCGTGAGGAAGTTCTGCAAGCCCCCGCCATTCGTGACGACATCGAGCAGACTCCCGCCGAACGCCTGCGCGTTCGACGCCAGACCTTTCAGATACACTCCGAGCTGGCCGAAATCGGACTGCCAGATCGACACAAGCGGCTGCGCGGCCTGCGCCGCCTTGCCGAACCAGCCTTTCACGCCGGTGACCATGCCCGCCGCCGCGTCGCCGATTTTGCCGAACTGGGAGCTGAAACCGTTGATCGCCCCGGCGATGTTCTCCACGCCGACCGCTTCGATGACCTTCTGCACGGCCTTGGCGACACGGTTCTGCACGTTCTCCATGGCCGTGCCGATGCCCTGAGTCGCGTCCTTGGCCTGCTGGGCGAACGAGGCGTATTTGCCGAAACCGTTCTGGTTCAGTTCCATGACCTTCTTGTTGAAATCATCGAAACTGATTGACCCGTTTTTCATGGCCTCATACAGGTCGTTTGAGTTCTTCCCTGCGCCCAGCATGGCCTCGGCGACCTGATTGAGCTGGCCGGGCATCGCGGCCTGAATCGAACGCCATGCCTGCATGTCGACCTTGCCGGCGCTCAGCATCTGCGTGTACTGGGTGAGCGCGTTCTCCTGCTCCATGGTCGAAGCGCCGCCCGCAAGCATCGCGTTGTTGAACGCGAGGGCGATGTTCGTGGCCTGATCCAGATTGCTGGTCAATGGGGCGAGCTGCTGCACCATGCCCGTCATCGCCGAACTGGTGGTGGGCAGGCCGTCGAGCGCGCTCGAGATCTTCTTGATGGAGGCGGCCGCGTCCTCGGAACTGTACCCGAGGTTCTTCATGACCTTCGGGAAGTTGTTCATCTGGTCGGCGCGGTCGATTGCGCTGCCGAGGCTTGACGTGACCACGGATGCGACCTTGCCGAACACATTGGAGGCGATGCCGGCGACGGCGCCGACCTTGGCGGCGAATCCGACAGACAGTCCCTGGCCGATGCTCTGGCCGGTCTTACTGCCGGTGGTTTTGGATGCGTCTCCGAACGCTTTTTCAATGGCCTTGCCCACGCCATCCATGGAGGGCACGATGGGCACATATGCGGTGGCGAGATTATAGGCCATTGTTTCGCCTTCCTCTGTTCGGTTATGGTTGTCCGGTCTGCGGCCGGTTCTCCACACGGTTCACGGTCGTGAACCGTTGGCTCATGAATCGGTCGAGCTGTTCGACGCTCATGCCAACGGCCTTGATGGTGCGCGTGCGACGGATGGTGTTGCCATCGGGTTCTGGGTTCTCTGATCCGGCTTCCATGGCCGGGCCGGTTGCTTCCGGCGTGGCGTGGTGTTGGCCGGGGCGTGGCAGCGGCCGGGGTTGCGGGCCGCGTTTCCTCGGGTCGCCGTTTGCCCAGATCCACTGGTTCATCTGTTCGATGCGCAGCACGGCCAGATACTGGTCGAACGTCCACGCGCGCGGCGTGTCCAACGTCTGCCAGACGAGTGAGCCTGCGGGGAGGTTCGCGGCCAGTGCGGCCGTCTCCAACGGGTCCAGGTCGTGCATGCCGAGCCCGTACTCCCTTCTCATGTCCGCCGCCAACTGGTCAGGACAGCGGTCGAGCAGGAGCACGAGCGTCATGAGTTTGGGAAAGCCTTACCCATCTCCTCGAACAGCTCGGTCAGGAAGGTGCCCATAGTTTCGCCGTCGATGCGCCCGTCTGCGCCTCGCAATCCGTTCTTGACCTTGTCGTATGAGTCGCCGAGAAATCGGCGTAGGAACGGGATGATCTGCAAGGCGTTGCCCTTCGGATCGGCCTGAAGGTCATAGAGCGATTCCATGAACTCCCAATCGTCCAAAACCTTCGGGTCGATACCGATATCGATTCCACGGACGTTGACACGGCGAACCGTATTCTTGGACTGCTTGTGGTCCTGTGGATGGCTGGCAATCTGGTTGGCGTTTGTATTACGGTGGCTTCGGTTGCGTGACATTCTGATTCTCCTTGATAAAAAAAGCGGTTCTCTCCTTGACGGTCAAAAGAGGAGTTCCCCTCGCGGCAAGGAGAGAAGAAAGGAATCCGCGAGGGGAAGCGTTGGCTAGTCGAGCCGTTGCGGTCACGGTCAGAGACTCTGGTCTTTTGGGATGCCGATATATTCGATGGAGGTGACACCATCGCCCATGTCGTTCGCGGCCACAGTGAGGTCATAGCCGATCACGTCGCTCGAATGCATCTGGCGGTCGCCGAATTCGGAACGGGTTGCGGAACCGATGACGGTACGGTCCTTCACGTTGCCGGTTGCAACGATCTCGAACACGAGCGAGACCGGTGTATCGTCGGGCATCTGATGCTTGATGACCATGCTCTTGTCCTTGCCGGTCACCGCGTCGTTGCCGTAGCGCATCTGCGCCGCTGCCTTGCGCAGGAACTCGATGAGCACGAACTTGTAGGATTCGGCGTAGCTGGAGATGACCTTCATCACGGTCGTACCGTTCGCGTCCTTGACTTCGGCGGTGTCGGTGTCAGTCGTGTTGGTGATGCCGTCCTCCGACAGGTAGCCGATGAGCTGGAAAGCGGGGTCGAGTGCGCTTTCCGAATCGGTGGGCAATGCGGTGCCGACGGGTGCCGCGTACGCGTAGCCGCCGACCTTGAACTTGCCGAACGACACGTTTGTGGAATCGTTCTTCGTTGTTGTTTCATTAGCCATGATTAGGCCCTTTCTGGAAATGATGCTCATTCGTCGGTCTTGACGGTGAGCTGGATGAGTATCTGGTAGCGTGGCCGTCCGTCCGGCATGGGGAAGTCGGTCAGGCCGGTGATATCCCAATCGGCCACCTCGGGCAGTTCAACGATGCGTTTCAACCGTGGCAGCACGAGACGCTGTGCCACGTCCGAAGCCTCCCAGCGTGAAGCGGCCCACACCTGCACAGCGATCAATGGTCTCGACACGAACCGGCCTTCCGAACCTCCCGTGCGTTCCACGGTGACGAACGGGATACGGTTCGTGGCGCTGGATTCGGCGGGAACCTCGAAGCTCGCGGGATAATCCTTGAGTTCGGGTGCCGCGTTGAGCCAGTCCATGACCAGCTTCTCCGCGTTCATCAGCCGCCTCCCAACGCCTTGGCGAGCGTGTCGCGCACGGCGTTATCGATGCGCGCGGCGAGATTATCCGTATGCACGAGCACCGTCGCGCCCTTCTCGTTCGCCCGCGGGCCCTCCGCCGTGTACGACGGCTGCCCCGCGTGAGTCGGCGCGGCCATGGAGTTGGCGCGGGCCGCGATCTTCTGTGCCTCCGACAAGGCGGCGCGAGCGCCCTCGTTGCGCCTGTACGCCTGGAATGCCGAATAATGCAGTTTCACCCGTTTCATGCACTATCCCTCCGCGTCGGTGACTTCGACCGTGAGATTCCATGCAGTCGGCTTCATGCCGCCGCCCAATGGCCTCGGGTCTCCGATCACCTCGTAGTCATGTGAATTGATGCGCACACTCGCCCCGCGCAGACTCCGGTATGCGTAGCTGCGGGGGAAGAGGCAGGTGAATGCAACGGTCACGCCGTCAGGTCGAATCGAGTCGGTGGCGTTGCTCATCGCGCCTGGTGAGACGAGCACGTTGTCCACCGACTCGATATCGACCTTCGTGACTGGCGAGCCGCCGGGGTCGGTCTCGCCGGTCGGCGTGTAGCGCACCACTTTCACGGTCTCGCCCCTCATGACGCCTCCCCGTTTGACAGGTCGATGCTGTAGAAGCGTTGACCGGTGAGCCTGAGCGCCTTCTTCTGCCCCTTGGACAAGTAGAATTCGCCGCGAGGGTTCGCGAATGTCATGGATTGGGTGAAATTCCCCGCCGTGAGGCTGAGATTGCTGGCACCGGTGGTGTCGAACCCCGCGCCCTCGGTCTGTATGTCGGACGAGATCGCATCCTTGGCGAGCTCGCAGGCGATGCGTTCAAGCGTCGCCCGCGATATGTTCCGCCAACCCGGGCATTGTTCGCGGAGGAACTGCGAAGCATCGGCCAGCCGCTGATCCACATAATCGGGGTCATCCGGCATCTGCTTCCAGCGTTTGGCCAATTCCAAATGCGTGGCAAATGGGTTTTCTCCCGTGTCGTCGAACATGGCGGCCTCCTTAATGTCGGGATGCGATGATGCCGTAGCCGCGTGCTGCGGCCGGCAGCTTCAGTCCCATGGCCATCACTTTCCGGTGGCCTACGCCGCTACGGCGGAGGCCGGCTCGATGACGTAGGCCGGGAAGCGCTTGGCCTTGTCCGGCTGCACGTCGTTGATCGGGTTGGCGATCTGGAAGCCCACGCGGAACACGACTCGCATGGCCACACAATCCTGCTGGGCGAGATTCAGAATCACCTTGCCGTCGTCGTCCGTGATAACCGCCTGGTCAAGCAGCTTGTAGGTGATGTCCTGACGGATGCCTACCACGAAGTTCGACCAGTCGGCACCGAGCAGCACGGCCCTGGTGGTATCCCATGCGCCGTTGTCGACCTCGTTGAGGCCGAAACCGTACAGGGTGGACGGCGCACCGGAGGCGAGCGAGGGCACGTAGATCGGGCTGCCGTTGGCGTTACGCAGGCCGATAAGCTCCCAGTTGAGGCCCGGCTTGCTGGCGAAGCCGTTCATGGCGAACCCCTGTTCGGCGAGCTTCTGGCCCATGGTGGCCACGTCCTTGGCGAGGTCCTTGCCCTGGGTGAGCGTGTTATGCACCGCGATGGCCTGCGGGATGATGCCGGCGGGGAAGCTGGACGGTTTGTCCACGCCGAACAGGGTGGCCTGATCCAGCTTGTAGCCGAGCGCGGCCGCCAGTCGCGGCTGCACCTCGTCCCACAGGGGGATGCCGGAGTCCGCGATCACAGCCTCGGGGATCGGCACGATGGCGGCCATCTCCTCGGCGGTGATGCTCAGCCCGCTCCACGCCTGCTTGGTGGTCTGCTTGAGGCCCGTGTCGCCGCCGACCCAGTAGGCGATCGGCTTGGAGCCGAGGACCGGCTGGGTGCGGGTGCGGGTGCTCATGCGTATCTGGCGCATGCGGGTCAGAGACACCGAGGACTTCGGGGCGTCCTGGATGATCTGGGTGGCGTATTCGGTGGGGATGAGTCCGCCGCCGAGATCGCCGCTGGCGATGATGGAGTTCACATTGGAAGCCATCATGGTTCCTTTCTAATCGGGATGAGTTTTTATTTGGTTTGGAGGTACTGGTCACGCAGCCAATCGCCGGAGGCGCCGGAAGGTGCTGGCGGCTGGTTGGATTCGGAGGAGGCGTGCACGTTCGGCTTGGTCTTCTCGGTGATGTAGTCGGCGAGCGCCTTGCCGTTGGCCTGCATCTCTTCGAGCGTGGAGCCGTGCAACAGTCCGATGGGCACGCCGGTTTCCTTGGAAACCTGCGTCTTCCATTCGTTCTGCTGTTTCTCCGCCTCGTAGGCGGCGTTGGCGGCTTCGAGTTCCTTGATGCGTTTGGCGGTCTTTTCGGCTTCGGACAGTTGGGCCTCCTTGAGCTGTTGCAGCTCGTCGGCGGCGGCTTTGTTGTCCTTGGCGCGTTTCTCCCATTCGCGGGAATGGGCGATGGCCTCCTTGTATTTGGCCTCGTAGTCGATTTCGGGCGGCTTCGCTCCGTTATCGGTCGGTGCCGTCTGCTGGTTGCCGTTGGCCTCTTCGGTCATGGTTCCTCCTATGGTTGGGGCCCGTTTCGGGCATAAAAAAACCACCCGTGCGGGTGGTCAGGGAAAATCTCAGTTCGAGTGCGACGGTCGGGGAACCCCGTAGCCGTCCTTGTAACGGTCGGGGTAGAGTCGGCGCATCACATAGGTGATCGTGTTCGGGTCGTTCGGATTCTCGGGGTCGCCTTTCGTGGTGGCCTTTATCATCCGATAGGTGTCGTCGTCCAGGCCGCCGTTCTCGATGAGGCTGCGGGCGTGCATGTATTCCGAGTACATGCGGTCGGGGTCATAACCCTCGATGTGAGCTTGGTCGCGGTCCCATTCGGGGACGATCTGGCAGTCGCAGTCGTCGTGGAACAGGCGGAACGAGCCTTTGGCGTATTTCGCGGTTTTCTCGCTGCGGTACACCCAGCCGCGCGAGCAGAGCATCGTGCAGAACGCGCACGTCTTCGCGCCTCTCGGCACGCGCGCGTACCGGGGTTCGGACGGGTCGTGCTCGCACAGGCGTGCGATGGTTTCGCGCCCCGAATACATGACCCAGCGTTGCATCGCGCCGACAAGATACGCCTGCATGGTCTGCGGGTCGGTCCACAGGTGGCCGGCCTGCCAGCGTATCGTCTTGTCGATGCCGTCGCCGGGAAACGAGTCGGACAGGTCGTACTCCCACGGGTCGGGCACCGATTCGCCACGGACGCGCATATACCATTCATAGGCGGCCTGTGCCGCGAGGTCGCCGTATTTGATGACCAGTTGCGGCACGTAGTCGAGCAGCATGTCACGCTGCCATTCAGGGCTGAGCTGTTGCAGCGTCTCCCACAGTTTCGCCAGATCGCGGCGTGCCAGTTCCACCGCCCGAGCTTGGCTGGCTTGCAGCTGTTCCAGTTGCCGGTTGTCCGTCATCCTTGTTGCCTCCGTTCACGAGGGAGTCAAGCACGCTGCGGGTCTCGGCCTTGCGCTTGTCGACCAACAGGCGTGTGATATCGGAATCCGTGTAGCCGAGCTTCTCCAACACCACGTCGGAGTTGGCGAGCCATGGAATGGCCGTCACCTGCTTCACGATGGCATCGGAGAGCGCGGCCTGCGATGGGCGTTCGGGGTCACGCCAGTTGACCTGCAAGCGGTCGAGCTCGTCGCTGTCCTCGCTGGTGCCGTTGAGGATGGCGATGTCCCTCGCGGCCTTGCGTAGCTGCACGCCGATGGCGCGGCAGGCGTTCTTCGCCTCGATGACAAGTTCGCTTTCCGCCGCCATGATCGCGTCGGACGAGGAAGGGCCGGAATCCGTCATGACGCCGAACTGGCTGAGCGGCACGCCGGTCGCGCCGCTCATGCGTGCCGCGAGGGCGCGAAGCATGTCGGTGTGCGGCTGCATGGTCATCTGCGTGAACTGGCCGATGGCGGGTGCCTGGCCGTCCTCGTTGAGGCTGATGTTGAGCATCTTCGAGATGGTGGCTTCCCAGCCGGTCAGCTTCTTGCCGTTCTTGTCCTCGGGCGGCTCGTCCGCGCCGATGAGGTAGCGTTGCGGGCTCGAATAGAATTCGGCGCTTACCTCCATGCGCAGCATGGTGCGCACCGCCGTGTCGGTGATGCTCATGACCTCGCGGCTGATGCGCGAGCGGCCAAAGGGGCGGTTCAGGTCCTGATGGTAGGGGATCAGGTAAACGGGCACATGATCCATGTACGTGTTCCGGGGAGCGTCCGCATGATAGCGGCCTGATTGCGTGCGGCGTATACGAATCGTGTAGCCGGGCATGTAGAGCATGAGTTCGGAAGGCACGATGGTGTTCGCCTGCGCGTACTGTGAGCGGTCGATATCGGTTATCGACAACGCCGCCGACAGGCCGCGACGGGCGTAATCCCACAGGCCGGTCTCATAGAGCGCGCTACGGAACGACACGGACACCTTCGAGCGCAGACCATCCTCGGGTTCCGCGCTGCGCACGTTCAGGAACGAGCATGAGTGAGTGAGCGCGCTGCGGATGGCCTGCGGCAATTCCACGTCGAAGTCGTTGTCTGAAAGAATCGAATCCAAACCCAACGGATCGCGGCTGTCGTCGCCGACTCCGACGAAACCATCGAACACGATGCGGTCGGCCAAAGCGTCCACCGATTTCTGCGGCCAGCCCACGACCTCGCTTATCCCCGCCATGCTGTCCGGCACGGCGATGGACAGATTCTTAAGCTCGTTGCGCCCGTCGTAGTATTTGGTGCGCAAAAGGTTACGTTCGAGCTTCTGGGACCATTGACGTATCATCAAATCCCACGGTTCTCGGCACTCGTCGGGCAGATTATCGACCTGCACGTTTTCAAGACTGGGAATCTGCATCAGAATGCCACCGCCTTCGCTCTTCTTCCCGGATGACGTTTGGAAGTCTTGACGTTCCAATACGCGAGAGCCACCGCTTCCACGGGACTCACGTCGATGTTCTCCATGGACGGCTCGTAGCCGAACCCGTCGCCGATTTTCCTGTGCTTCGCATGACCCACCGCCTCGTCAAGCAGAGGCTGGCCGAAATGGGTAAGCCCATGGTCGTTCACGGCCTGTTCGAGCATCGAACAAGCGTCCGCCACGTCGGAAGGGCACGGAACCACGATCACTCTTTTCGACACGCCCTTGTCGATGAGGCTGTTGACCAGGGTGGGGGCTCCCACGCGCCCGTCGATGATGATGCCGATGGCGTTGCGCCATCGTTCCGCACCGTTCTTCTCGGCGGTCAGCCAGTCGGCCAGCCAGCCGGTGCCGCCGCGCATGCTGCGCGAGGCGATGACCTCCACGTGCGGCAATTCACTCGACTTGCGGGGCGGGCGCACGCACGCCACGAGGGTGACGTTCGCGCCGTCCGCGCTGAACTTGACCGCATACGAGTTGTAGCCATCCATGCAGGGCTTGTCGGTCTTGCACTTGGCCCACTCGTCAACATCGATATCGGACAGCGCGCCGGCCTGATCGTTCCACCAGCCGAGACGTTCGCGGGCGAAACCGTCCGGCGTCATCTTCTCCGACTCGGAAACGACCACGCTTTTCAACAGTCGGGTGCCGAGCGATGGATTGTATTGGTACCAGCGTTGCTGGTCGTGCACGTCGCCGATCTCGGTCGCCGCCCATTCGAACCAGCACAGGTTCTTCGGCGGCTTGTCGCGATGCGCGTTGCGGCGCATGCGCGCGAACACCGTTCCCGGCGAGGTCGGCGGGGTCGGCGTGCCCGTGTAGATGGTCAACGGGTTGCCCGAGGGTGCCGACGAGATGGCGGGCTGTATGGCCTCCATCTGCTCGTCGGTCAGCTCCTGCGCCTCGTCGCACACCAGCACGTCCACCGTGAAGCCACGGCCCGAACTTTTCGAACGGGCGATGAACTCAATGCTGCCACCGTTCTTCAACACGATGGCCTCCTGGCCGTTCGTGGCCCGGATATAGGTGACCAGTTCCGACAGTTCGGGGAACTTGCGCGCGTTCTCGAAGTAGTATTTCATGCGCAGGAAATGCTTGCGGCAGGTCTTCACCTCATGCGCCGTATGCAGAATCTTCATGCCGAGGATCGCGGCAAGGTACAGCTCCGTGAACTCGAGAATCGCGTTCTTGCCGTTCTGGCGCGGCACCGCGCACCCGCAATCCGACGCCGCCCATTGCAGCTTCGAATCCGTGGCGAGCCAACCCTCGAGCACGATGCGCTGCCACTTGTCCGGCTTCATGTCGTAGCCGGCGGCGAGCGCGCACGCCTCTCCTCCCTCGGACTGCGCGTGCTTGGGAACCAGAGCGAAGCTAGGTTCCTGTACGCCTCTTCGTCTTGCCACCCTCGATCACCCTCAGCTTCCGTCGTTCGGCTATCTCATCGAGCGGCGTATGCCGCTCCTGCTTCTGGACTTCCGCCGGCATGATCTGGCTGCGTGCGGCTGGTGTGATGCCGTAATCCTGCAGTAGCTTGTTCAGTATGGGCACGCTGGCGAAATTGCCGGAACCCCAGATGTCCGCGTGGATCAGGGCGGCGTTCATGAGGTTGTCCCAGTCGGCCTCGGTCCACGAGTCCGCGCCGGGGGTGGAAGCCAAATGCTCCCACCATCGCACGGTAGCCTCCGGCCATTCGATGCCGTCAGGCAACTGTGGCTGCGTTATCGTGGTCTTGGCCAACTGGATCACCTCGAATCAATGTCTAGGAGCCGCTGGAGCGACTCGCGCGAGCGGAACCGGCGGCACGAGAGAAATCAAACTCGCCCTGCACGTATCTCGGACGCATGACAATCACCTCCATCGGGAAAATCAGGAGCCTGAGGAACGCGAGCCTCCGCGAGAAAAAGCGCTGCGGATACGACCGGCAATGTTACGCACCGCATTGCCGGTGCGCTGGAACAGGTTACGCACGATCCACCTCCTTTCCAGTAACGATGTGGACAAGAAAAATCGGGATCTACCGTTTCCAGCCTGCACTGCGGTATCTGTTCCATTCGTCGTTGAACCGCTTGTCGAACGCCCGGTCTCGGCGTGCCTGGGCGTTCTTCCATGACTGAGAAACGCCGGCTTCAAGATCGCTGACTCCCTGTTCCTTGCGTTTCTTCATCAACGCGCGCATCTTGAGGGTATCCTGCCATAGCTTCGATATACGTTCGTCGGATAAGCCCTGTTTGCGGTATTGGGATATTCGCTCTTTCGAGAAGCCGACGCCGGAAAGCGTTGAGCCCTTCGAGCGTGAGCGGGATGAGTTGCCGCCGCTCCCGCTGCTGGACGAGCGGGAAGCCGAAGAAGAGCCGCGTCGCATGAGAACCTCCCAATGAAAAAGCCGCCACATAGGGACGGCTTGAACGAAAAAAATATTGTTTACCGGTTCACGATCCGCTCGATCGCGACGCGGAACGGGACGCACTCACACGCAGGGCGGACACACCGCCACCGGATGAACCGGGAGAGCGACGCCCATACCCCGTATAGCGGATATCGTTGGTGCTCGCATAACGGACTCGCCTCATAACTCACCTCCCAGCTTCCGAGCTACGGCCATACCATCGAGGTATTTATCTCCGAGTTTGCGAAGACCATACTCGGCAAGGAAAGAATCCTTGTCGTCTCGCAACGGGAACGCGATGGCGAACCAGTATTCGGAATCGGTCGGCTCCACGAGCTTCCTGGGACTGCAAGCCGAAACCAGCGCCCTGTGCAGGGCGGCGAACTCGGCGAGACAATCCTTCTCCAGATCATCGGAGTACTTGACATCGGCGAGCGGGTCAGGCGTCTTCTCCGCGAACCCGAGACCACCACCGAAGCCGACGCCGGCACCGAACGCCACGGCGGACGACTTGGCCGGCTTGTACGGGGCGAGTAGCTTCTCGATATCACGGTACGCATAGATCCGGTGGTTTTCGCCGAAGCCAAACCGTTCACGCCACCGCGCCATCTCGGCGGGGGAGGGGAAACACAGGCACAGCCAGAACTCGGTGTCGGTCGCATCCACGAAACGCTTGCGCTCCGCACGGGCGCGCTCCCGGTACTCCTTCGCGTTCTCGTCCAGATTTTCCGGCACCGGCTTCACAGCCTTCTTGCCCTTGGACTTCTTGGAAAAGTCGAATCGGAAATCACCTGACATGATCCACCTCCAACAAAGGGAACCATTCAAGCAGCGTCGCGTAATCGTCCGGAGCCTTGTCCTTGAGCACCTTGGTGAACCTCTTATCGATGCCATCGAACGAACGCCCGAACCACGCATAATCACACGGCAGCTCGATATCATGCGATCTGATGCAGTCCAATACCTCGCCCTTGAGCCAATCCCCGATAGGACTGACCTTCTTGAGATTGCGCCGCCAGTACCCGTACTGGACGAACGCGCCACGACGCTGAATCGAATCGGCCGCACGCACGCCATCCGCGCACCACGTGCTCTTATCCAAGCCCACGTCGGCGCGGATGAAATCCCACATCTGCTCATACGACGGCTCAGGCAAACGCGCCGCCTCGATATAGCGCAACCGTTCGGGAGCCTGGAACACCGCATTGTTCAACCACCGGTACAGCGACGGGTGCGGATACCTTTTGATTCGGGTCTGGAACTTCTGCTCGAAATAATCCAGCTCCTCGTCCACGAACCTCAAACCGGGCACATAGTACAAATACGCGGGAACGACCTCGATGCCCATATCCCGCATCGCCAGCCACGCGGCTATGGAATCCTTGCCGCACGAAAACGCCAACAACACGGGCCTGCCATCAGCGGCCAGCTTCTCGCGCACCGCCAGACTCGTACCCTGATTGCGGATAACCGTGGTCACTTCGGCCACCTCCTTCCCGTCATGCGAATAAACCGCGAACGCGAATAAAACTCGACACCGGCACGCCGGAAACTCGACTCCGACGACTCCACGAACACATGCAACCCATGTCCACTGGACGAAACCTCCGCATAGATCGCATCCGGCAACAGCTCCAACGCCTTCGCGGGCGGACTGGTCAAATCAACATGGTCGAAATCCCAGCACGCAAGCCCATCGCCGAGCATGATGCCATAGCCGTCGCCGGCCTTCGAGCGCATGACCTCCGGGTATGACGCCCAGGTATCGGGATCAGTCGAACTGGCTGGTGACCCATCGCACATAATCGGGCGCTTGCCATCGGCGCGCACCCAACGGCGCAATGCCTTGAGTTCCTGCGGTATCTGATGTTTGCGGCTCCACGCCTTGCGGCATCTGTCCGAGCAAAACAGTCTCGGACGCCTAGGGTTCGGTGTGGATTGAAAGAAATGGCCGCAATTCCTACATTGGTTGACCATAGCTATAACTATAGCATATATTCCAATGGGTTGCAACCATAATTTCGTGACATATCAAAACTGCGGAGAATCAAACGTAACAGCCTCGAAAACAAGCGGGGCAAAAGTGTCAAACCAGCTCCGAAACGGCTCGCACGGGCGCTCGCAGGCACCCCAACGGCCAAACGTACGATACTCCACGCGGATTGCGGGGGGACGGCGGCGCTAGGACCTGTGGGGAGCCTTGCATGGGAGGGGGAGGGTATGGCCCCCGGTTACCATTTTACCATTGGCGGCTGATTGGGATGGTGTTTTGTGGTTGTTTTTTTGTGTTTTGGTGGCCTGTGGTGTTGGCGATTATTTTGTTGCTTTTTCTTTGGTTGCAGATTCTGTGTGTGAGTTGTGTGTTGTCATAGCTGGTTGGTGATCCGCCTCGGCTGTATGGGATGATCTCATCGAGTTCGCAGCTGAGTGGGTGTGGTGTTTTGAGTGTGAGGTCTATGGGTTTGCCGCACAGCGGGCAGATCGGTATTGGTCCTTCGGCTGCGATGTGTCTGGCCTTGCATTTGCGGCGGGCTGCTCCATTTTGGTATCGGCCTGAGCCTGCCTTGTTGCTCATGTTCCCATCCTGTGTGTTTGGTGGCTTGGGCGAGATTCGAATTCGCGATCCAGTGGCAGTGTTTACTGGATGTCACGCTATCCCAGCGTGACCGGTTAGTCCTCTACCGTACGCAAGCCGTGGCGGGCTGACTGGCACCGGCGCTTTGGACGCTGCCGGCGGAGTACTCTCAGCCCATGAGATACGGAGGATATGAGTAAAGCCCCTGAGATGTATGTCCCAGAGGCTTTCACACTTATCCTGATACGGAGTATACCACGGGGTGGATTCACCCTACTCCTGTCTGTGTTTTGTTTTTTCAGGCGGCTTGGATGGTGAGGCGTCCGCCGAGGGCGTGGATTACCTTGGCGATGGTCTGGAAGCTGGGGTTTCCGTCCTTGCTGAGGCTTTTGTAGAGGCTTTCGCGCCCCACGCCCGCGTCCTTGGCGATCTGGGTCATGCCTCGAGCCTTGGCGACGTTGCCGAGTGCGGCCTGCATGAGTGCGGGGTCGTCGTATTCGGCTATGGCGTTGAGGTAGGCGATGATGTCCTGTTCGTTTTCGAGGTATTCGCTGGTGTCGTAGTCGGTGATTTCGGTGCTCATTGCTGCTCCTTGTAGTCGTCGAGTATGGCGTGGGCTTGTTTGATGTCGGTCTGCTGGGTGCTTTTGTCGCCGCCTGCGAGCAGCAGCATGAGCACGTTGCCGCGCGTGGTGAAGTAGACGCGGTATCCGGCTCCGATGTGGAACCGCATCTCGCTGACCGGGCCTCCCACGGGTTTGATGTCGCCGAACGGCCTGCCGGCGAGCTTGCAGGCGTCGAGCCGGGCTTGGATGGCGGCTTTCGCCTCGCGGTTCCTGAGTTTCTTGAACCACTTGCGGTATTCGGCGGTTTGCTTGATTTCCATACCCTTATTGTATCTCACAGGCTACACTATGTCAAGCCGGGCGGCCGCTGGAACCCATCGCCAACGCCAGAATCTCCCGTATGCTGAACTCCCAGTAGCCGTCATCGACCGGCTTGCTGCTGGGCAGCTTGCCGCGGTTGAGCCAGTTGCTGATCTGCTTGCGGCTGACCTCGTATCCGTAGTTGTCCTTGAGCCATTGGCTCATGCCTGCCGGGGTTTTGGTCAGGTGGATGGTTTCGGCCTTGGCTTGGCTTTGTTCGCGCAGTTCGGCCACGTTGATGGGGTTGCCGCATTTGCATAGCAGCAGCGATTCGCCCTTCGCGGCCATGACCTCGCGTCCGCATTCGGGGCAGACGCCGATTATCCGGCGCGTGCGCGGCCTGCGGTCGATGAGCGGTTCGATGCGCTCGCAGGTGTGGATGAGCCATGTCAGCCAATGTCCCGAGCGACTGGCGCGGCATAGGTCGGGCAGTCGTCGTGGCGAGTCCCTGAGCAGGGTCTGCCATCTCGGACGGCTTTCCACGCCGGTTTCGTTCCACATGTCCTGCAAGCCGTCCTCGATCTGGTCGAGCATGTCCTGCGCGTGGAGGTTGATGGGCGCGGGCGCCGCGCCTCCTTGCGGTTTGCCGCCCGCTCCGGGTTCTCCGAGCTTGTAGGCGTGACGGGACACCTGTTGCAGGAGCATCATGTCGCGGCGGAGCCGGTGGAGCGTTTTCGCGTAGACGCGGCGGCAGTCCCGGCAGAGCGTCCACGGTGCCTCGACCTGCTGGTTGCCGCAGTATTGGCATGGTTCGGTTTGGATGAACATTGTTTGAAACCCTCCACGTTCCGGCTATCATGGTGCTTGGTGAGCGTGCCCTCCATCTTTTCGGTGGAGGGTTTCGTTTTTTTACGCTGAATTCAGTGTTTTTGCGCTGAATTCAAATCAATGGTTCGATGAATTCGGGCGTGAAATCATCCTTGTGGGGTGCGGGCGTTTCAGGATGGGCGATGATGTACAGCACCTCATCCAATGGCACGCCGAGCAGTTTCGCCGTGTATTCGGGCGTGGCCGCTTTGCTCCGATGCCATTTGAGTATTTCCTCGCGTTTGAGACTGCTTACGCTCATGATTCCTCCTTGAGCGTGGCGACATATGCGATGGCCTTGCGTTCACGCTTCGCATACTTCTCGCATTTGCGCTTGAGACGTTTGAGGCTCATGGCGTACAGGGACTCTCTGAAGTCGCCGTCCTCGTAGATTTGGGCTCGATAATGGCCGCAGGTGCCTTCCGCGCTGATTCGCGCGGTCAAATGGTCTGTAAGCTGAATCTCGTTCATGCGTTTTCCCCTTTCTCGAACGTCTTGATCATTTCCATCAACGCGGCCTGATACGACTCATGCCATTTGGTGCGGTAATGCATTCGGTCAACGCATTTGAACCGATAGCGTTTCTCCTCGGAGCCTTTCACGGTTCCTGTAGCGGCCTTTAGGTGTCTGCCACATTGGGGGCAGTAGAAGCTTTCGCCGTTGAGAATGAAATCGGAGTCCCGCACGTCGCCTTTGCCGACTATCCGGTAGAGGTCATCAAGCCAACTCATCGTCCACCTCCATTTGTTTGTCAAGCCATTTGTTGAGCAGGACGCGGGCCGCATCGCGTCGGGCTTTGGCACGTCGGGATTGGTATCCGTTCCGACGTCGGACGCATTCGGCGCAGGCCCGCCGCGTCTCATCGAAGAACACGTTGCGCCGCGGGTCCCAGCGCTTGATGTCCACCGATGAGCTATCGCCGTGCAACGGTTTACGACACAAGTAGCAGTCACTCATTGTCCGCCTCACAGTTCCTTCTTCTCGTTCGTGATCGATTGGAGGATGGCCGCCAGATCACCGAGCTCGTTCCTGCTCAACCGGATGCGGCGGATGCTGTCGCCAGCATGAGTGGCCAGCACCCATGAGCGGGTGCCGTTTCGGCCGTCTCCGGGAATCCAGCTCAGGGTCACATTCCCGCAGGAGGCACCTGTGACCATGCCGCACCGTCGTTCGATCTCCACGTCCGTCGCCTTCATCGTCTGCCTCCCAGACTCTTGTAGGTCAATGTGAAGCATTTATCCCCGTTGCAGATGCGGTTCCATGCGGCGATGTTGTATTGCAACGCATATGGGGCTGGCTTACGTGAACAACCTCCCTCGAAGGAGAACCCGCAGACAGTGCAGCGGAACATCGCAAGGAAGAACGTGTATTTAGACCAACCCCGTACTTCGACTCGCTCCCATTTCGCCTTGACCTTGCCCCCGCATTTGGGACACGGGCTAATCCTGTGAAAACGCATCAGACTCACCTCCCTCAAGAGGCGCGTTCAAATCCACCTGTTCGATACGCGCACGCTCCTGTAAGATGTTCGCGTATGCCCCCATCGCGTACAATTGGCTTTCAAGGAGCTGGAAGGAGCACGCGGGCGTGAAGTCCAACGTGCCCTCCGCGTAGCCCTCAAGCATGTGCGCCAGCTTGCTGATACGCTCCTGCAATTCTCGATGTTCGCGGATCATCCGCTGCTTGTAATCACTCATTTTTCCGTTGCCTTTCCTTGCATTGCCTTGACTGCGAGTCGCATGGCGTCGTAGTATTCGGCCCTCAACGCGCAGTCAGAATCCCATTGAGGGTAAGAGTCGGGCTTCAACGCCTCGTAGAACGCTTTCGCCCCGGCTTCGATTTCCTCGTTCGTGGGCCGGCGCGTGGCTCCGGCGATAAAACCGGCCTCGTATTCCTTGCCCCTGGTCGTGCCACGTATTTCCTCGGGGGATAGACGGACAACTCGTTGGAGGACAGCCCACTCCGCCTCACTGCTGATGATGCTCACAGTCGACCTCGTTCCTGATTGTGGACGAGGCAATCGTCCATAGCCTGAGCAAGTTCTTCGTCGGTGATGTCGAACGCCGTCGCCACGTTCGCCAGCGTTTGCAGCACGTCCGCCCACTCAGCTATCAAGTCTCGGCGTGCCGTGGAATCGCCCTTGACCAGACGTTTGCCGGCCTCCACCATCTCCGCCGATTCCTCAAGGGTTTTCAACAACAGCCACTTGTCAGGTGTGAGATGTCCGAATGATTCGACCGAGGGCAATTTCACGATGCGATTCATGCTTCCACCGCCTTAGCCGGGCGGAATGGTGCTAGACCAATGGCATCGTCGCTTTTAGTTCCAAATGCGACCCCCTTGACTCTCGTTTTGGCTGGGTCGAGGTTAGGCCACCACTCTAGGCTGTCAGGGTCAAAAAGCGCCTCGCCACCATCGAAGACAACCCATGTTTTCCCGTCTTTGTCTAGCCAGAGTCCGTCATGGTCAGGCAGCTTCGGCTTCCGACGCAATGCGTAGGCGAAGATTGAATTAAACATCCAATAGTGGAAGTCGGAAATCTCTGCCTGTATCGTGACTGCAAGGGTGCAGTCTGTTTCGTCATCATCATTGACAGCGACAACGAAGAATCTATTGCCGTTCGTCGCGACGAAAATATCGCCCGTGCAAACATCGTGAATGTCATCGATACGCTCGTACTCGGGGTCATCCAACAGTTCAATGGACTCGATGTCCCTGTAGGGGACGAAGCGCTCTGCCCCTCGATTGGCAGAAATGGGCACGACGGAGCCGTTTCTACTGCGCCTAATGTGCCCGGAACAGTCGGTGATTCCTGTAAGCACGGCACCGGCCACAAATGTGACCTTGACGTGCAGGTTTGCCATCTCTTCGCAGGTCTTGCCTTCCCAGAATGGTTTCTCACTGCTCATTGTTTTTCTCCTTCTTTTCGTTCGCTTCGAGCGCGTCCAGCAGATCGCATTCGGCGAACATGAGATGCGCCTGGGCGCGGGTCATTGATTTCAACGTCTGCGCGCCGGCGCCGGCCATCCAGCCAAGAGAGCTCACCTTCGTCTCGAGCAGGTGGGTCTGCGTCGCGAGATCACGCAATCGACCATCAAGCAGCATGGTCATCGGTTTCCTCCTTGTTGAGTCGTGTTTCGATTTCGATGCACAAGTCGAGCGCCGCCGTGAAACCGGCCTGATAGGCGTATAGCGCGGTCTCCGGCTGGCTCATGCCGCCAATCTCCGTGGCCTCCAACAGCCACGCCATCGCACGCTCCTGCGGGGTCGGGAACTTTTCGGCCATCACGCGCCCCTCAGAATCGAGCCGAGTGAGGCAGCACCCAGCTTCTGGGCACCTGCGAACCGTCTGGCCGTGGAACGTGACTTCGGCTGCGCGGCGGGCAGTTCGAGTGGGTTGCGCATGGTCAACGCCTGCTGCTGCGCCTGCTCCGGGCCGTTGCCGAGCATCCGCTGGCGGCGGTACATCCACGCCTCGTCCGCGGATAGGCCCCGCGCCTCGCATTCGCGCGCTATCTGCGCCTCAGAGGGCTTCGACTCGTTGCGCATCCTGCGCACGATGGCGTTCACATCGCCGGAACCGCACCAGCAACCCGTGCTGTTGTCCGCGTAGAAGCGCTTCACCGCCTTCAACGCCTCTCCCAGCGTCATGTCCGCGCGAAGCTCCTCGTGGAACGTGCGAGCCTCCAAGTCGGTGATGGCCGCGTTGCCGTGGTGGACGCGAATCTTCGCCAGCACGAGCGTGCTTTCCTTGAGCGTCAGCATGTCAGTACTCCTTCCCGTGATTGGTTTTCGGCGGCTTCCTCGGCCGCGTAGTGGGCTATCAGTGCCGCGTTCGCGTCCTGGTTGGCCTGCGAACGGTTCCACGCCGATGGCGAGGGGCGTGCGGTCGGCTCGGGTTTGGCCGGCAGCGGGTCATCGTCCCAGTGTTCGCCGTCCAGCCAGTTCGCCGGGGTGAGCGTGTAGCCGGGCTCACGGTTCGGGTCGGCGGCGTACCTCGACGCCTTGGCGATCAGGAACGTGTTGTTGGTTTTCCTCCGCGCCTTCCGCCAAGCCTCGAAGGCCTTGCGTTTGCCGGTCTTGCGTGGATAGGTCTGCCAGAACTGCTCGAACTCGATGGGATAATCCTCGTCGGCGCTCTCTGCGGCCCCCTCGGCTTGCGAGGGGGTTTGTGGGAGAGAGAATTCTTCGTTAGAAGAATTCTTATCTGTATCTGTATCTGTATCTGTATCTGTATCTGTATCTGTATCTGGCTTCGTTTTGCTTGAGTCTTGCTTCACGTCTGCTTCGTTTGTGCTTCGCGTCTGCTTCGTTTTGCTTGAGTCTTGCTTCACGTTGCGTGACTTGCCGGACGCTGCGCCACCTTTTCGGCCGGCTTCGGCTTTCTTCGCTTTAGCCTCCTCAACGTCAGCACGAGAACGACCCTGAGCTGCGACGAAATCATGCAGCCACAAGGTGCCGTCCTCATGCTCGTCTAAAAGATGCGCGTCGATGAGTGCGTCTATATCTTCATCGGAAGCGCCGAGCAGACATTTCAAATGGAAGCGGGACAGTTCACCGTCGTTTAATTCGCCAGCGCAGTACGAGATCGCGAACGTCCACACGGAGAACGCGGAAGGGTGCTCCATTGCAAACACGCGAACTTTCTCGTTCTGCCATAGGCGTGTGCTGAGCTTCGCGAACTTTTCCATATCGTGCCCGGCCATCAGTCCGCCTCCTTTCTCTTGTCTCTTTGGTATTCGGCTATCAATGCCAGCAGTTCGGGGCTGGCCGCGATTATCTCGCTGGGCTTCAGCCCCTCGCCATTGGTCTTGGGTTTGCGGTGGTAGCCGCCACGCAAACCGGTGCGACGGCTACCACCGATGTAGTCGTGCGGGTTAATCCTGGCCATCATCCGGCCCCAACGTAAGCCCGTCGTTCAGCAGGAGCGCGAACAATTCGAGCGGCAACCACACGAGCGTCGGATTGGATGGCACCGGCTTCGATTCGCGGCGCAGCCGGTTCGCGAGCTCGCGGCGAATCCGGTAGTCCGGTCCTAACACGGGCCCCATGTGAGTGGCGAGGAACCGTTCGAGCGTTTCGATGTCGAACACGGCCATCTGCCGGGCCATGCCCTTGAGGCTTTTCACGCCCACGCCCCTGCGGTGTTGGACGAGCACGCCGTAGGGCGTGTCCATGTTCGCCATCTCCACTTTGAGCTCCCGCCAGTGCTTGCGATAGTTCGGCATCTTCGTGTCCTTGCATTCCACGCACACCGGCTCGCCATGGAACATGACGCCGATCAGATCGCCCTGGTCGTTGTTGCCGTGCAACGGCATGCGGTCGATGCGCGTGTCCTGCAACGCCCACGCGAGGTAACGCACCGTCCACGTCTCAAGGCTTGTGCCTTTGCTTTTACTTGGATTCGCCATCATCGCTCCAATCCGTATTCTTCGACTATTTCGTCGGCTTCCTCCGCGCACTGCGGGCATGGGATCGGCCTTGCCGGATACACGGGGCATCCGTGAGTAGGGCAGACAGGTTCCACGTCCGGCGGCGTCTCATCGTGATACAAATGCAACATGGTCAGAACTCCGGGTCGCTTCCGCCGTTGGCCCACGGGTCGGAGGCCGGTGGCTGCGACTGCTGGTATCCGCCCTGCGTCTGCTGCGTGTAGCCGCCCTGCGCGCCGTAACCCTGAGACTGTCCGCCGCCCTTCTGCCGAACGTTGGTGATGGCGACGGCGCTGGCGTTGACGTTGCAGCTCGCGGCGGGCTCGCCCTTCTTGTTCGTGTAGGCGTCGAGGCCGCTGATTTCGCCCACGATGGTCACGTCCACGAACTGGTCCTGATTCTGACGCAGCTGGGCGATCTGGTCGAACACGGGGTTGAGGTTCGCGTAGCCAGCAGGCCACACCGAGTAGTACTGTTCCGGCTGGCTGACCCAGTTGCCGTTCCGGTCACGGTAGCCGGGCGACACCGATACGCTCAAATACCGTTTGCCGTTCTGCGTTTCTCGCACGCCCCACGCCGTGCCCTGGATGATGATGGTCGCTTTTCCCGCCATGGTCTCACTCACCTTCCTTCACGCCGGCCTTCAACTGGCCCAGCACCTTGTCAAGCTCAGCCTCCGACAGTTCGTCGCTGGCCTTCACCTCACGGTTCAGAATCTTCGAGATGGTTTCGCACGCCTCCGCGTCCGAAGCCACGCCCAAGGTCTGGAAGCGTCGAATCATCTCCGCACGCTTCACATCCACCGGGGAAGGCTCCGCCTCGGGCTGGGTTTCCTGTTGCGGCTGTTCGGACTCGTCCACGCTCACGTCAACCGGCGAATCATCCACCGTCTCGTCGGGCAGGGGGCGGAACAGTTCGGAATAGTCGGGCGTGGTCTCGTCGGAGACGGCCGCGGACTGGGCTTCGACGCTCACCGGGAGCCATTTGAAGCTGCGGCGCACCACCGTCTTCAACGCCATGGCCTCATAGTCGGTGCGCCATGGGCCCTTGTTGCCTGCGGGGCTGCGGCGTTTGACGGCCTCGACTTCTTCCTTGGTCATGTGCACGAACACGCTTCCTGCAGGCAGCAGCTGGGCGTTCACATACACGTCGGTCAGCGTGGCCTCGGTGTGCGGCACGCCACGGGTGGCGCGGAACTTGAAGTGCTGGCCGGTCTCATCCTCCCAGTAATCGAATTCGTCGCCCTGGTACACGGCCTGCGCGTGAATGCTCTTCAACTGGCCGGAACGACGGGCCAACGCGATCATGCCGCGATAGCCGAGCACGAACATGGCCTCCTTCTGGCCGGTGCGCATGTTCTTGTTACCGAATGGCAGGATGTAGGCCATGCCGAGCCCGTTCACGTTCGACGGTTCCAGACCGAGGCTCGTGCAGCGCATGAAGCATGACAACACCGATTCGACCGAGCAGCTGGCCAGCTGGGGTTCGCGGTTGATGGTGCTCACGTACATCTGGTAGAGGCGCTTCTCGCTCATCTCCTGCGGCATGACCGCCGCGATGCGAGGCCAGCTCTTCTCGAGCAGCTGTTTCATCTGGCGCTGCGGGTTCATGGCCTGCATCTGCACGTTCTGCGCCTGTGTCGCTAACTGTCCCATAATCGGTTCTCCTTTACTTGGTTTTCTTCGGTTTGATTTCGGTGAATCGGAAGGTGCGGCCCTCCCACGGCTGCACGACCCGCGTGTAGCCCTTGCGCGTGCTGTGCTTGTAGGTGGCCTGCATGTTGCCGCAGCGCACCCCCTCGTGGTCTCCGATATAGGGGAGTATGCAGTCCTGCAACTCCTCCTTGTGCTGCTTCAACGCGCTCAGGTCGGCGGTCGTCTGCTGGTAGTCGGCCATGAGCCTGCGCAGATCGGTGCTGTCGCTCATGTCCTCGATGCCCTCCGAAGGCTCCGGGTACGCCTTGGCCACGTCCGCGCCGGTGAGGGTGGGCATTTCGTCGCGGGTGACGAAACCCCAGAAGTCCTCGGCGGCTTTGATTACAGCGTGAATGTCGTCCTCGTCGCGCTCGAACCGCACCTCGACCGGTTCCGACTCTCCGATATCCGCGTAGAACACGCCCCACGTGAAGCCGGTGACGGCCATGTAATGCGTGACCTGCGCCATGTAGTACTGCGGGGCCACGAGCTCGCCCGTCTCGTCGTGCCAGTCGGTGCGCCCACGGTTCGCGTTCGCCGTCTTGATCTCGAGAATGCCCCACGAATCGCTCTCCTCGTCGTAGACGAAGCCGTCCAGCGAGGCGTGCATCAACGGATGCTGCTTGGATACCAAGGAAATGTCGGTGCCGTCGATGACCTGGTACTCCGGGTGCAGCTGGCGGAACCGGCGGCGCAGTTCGACCTCCAAGGCGTTGCCCTTGACGATCGCCCACTTGCCGCTGATATCCTCCGGCTGCTGACGGTTCGTCTTCTCCAACCACAGGTCGTAGGGGGTCGAGTACGGGTTGAGGCCGAGAATCGTGCTCATGTCCGAGCCGCCGACACCCAGTGCGCGGAACGCGTGCCACGCACTCTCACGCTCCTTCTTCGTGTGCTGGCGGAAACGGTGCACGTCGAACAGTCCGGTCGCCTGCGCTGCCATGTCAACGGTCACTCGCTTCATTCCTGCTCCTTAGCTTCGACTTGCTGACGTATTCCACTCGCGCGCTCACCCTGCGCCGTTGCCTGTCGATGACGACCATGCCCGGCAACGGCATCACGTACAGGTACGGGTTGCCGGTCTGACTGTTCCGGTCGCTGATCAGATCCATAAACTCCACGATCAGTTCGCCCGGCGTCATGCTCATGCCCTCGTCCGTGATCGGGCTCCATAGTTCCACCGTGTCCGTCATCCATATCCTCTCGTAGTCCGACGAGCCGTAGCCCGGCCTCGTGGATGCTCAGGCCGATGAGACTCGCCAGCGACTGCCGGGTGGGATATGCGGTCAGGATGTCAAGGTTGGTGAGCAGCCGGTCCGCGACCGCAAGCCACATGTCGTTCGGCACGTCAGGCGTAGAGGCGCTGCTTGCGCGTCTGCTTGTTGATGCGGTCAAAACGGGCCACCTCCTCGACCTCGAAGCCCAGCACCTGCATGGTGTCGGGGTCGGTGACCGGCGTCGGCCCCCAGCCTCGCGTGAGCTTGTTCTGGATGGTCTTCTTCGCCTTCCCGTAATGTTCGGCGAGTTGTTCCACCGTCATCAGGTTTGGTATCGGCGCACTCATTGGGGTATCCTTTCTAGTGGAGTTTCTTTCCGCCCCAGTAGCCGCTGGGGCTTTTCTTTTTTGCGTAACCTTGCGGTCGTGGACGGCGATGGAATCGCACCATCTCCCGGCCGTTGCCCACGGGTGACGAGTCCCGTGAATCTTGGCCGGGGGCAACTTGCAGCCGCCCTTATGGCGGACGACGGAAGAACAGGAAAAACGTCGTCCACCGGTCCAAGAAAACCGACACCGTATCTGTCAGTTGTTTTTTCAGTTATCACGAGGGTTATTCGGTTTTCCTTCCGCTATGCCAGACGGTTTTCCACGCCGTCCGGCAAGACTTATTCGATGCCCGCCTCGCTCAACACCAGATCGATCAGTCGGAGCGGCACGAAACCGAAGCCAATGAGCGCGGCCAAACCGTTGCCGATGGGGTGCGCGCACCCCATGTGGGACAGCATCCAGCCGACGCACACCGCGCACACGACGCTCCAGAACACGAGACGGCGCATGAAGCCGCGGGACGGTTCGCCCGGTTCCGGCTTACGGTAGCCGCTGAAATGACGGCCATACTCTTCGACAGACA